TGAAGCCGTACAAGCGCAACCCGCGCAAGAACGACGGAGCGGTCGACGCGGTCGCGGCGAGCATCAAAGAGTTCGGCTTCAAAGTTCCGATCGTGATAGACGCGGACGGCGAAATCATAGCCGGACACACACGGTTCAAAGCCGCGAAGAAGCTCGGGCTTAAAGAGGTACCGTGCATAATAGCGGACGATCTAACGCCCGACCAAATCAAAGCGTTTAGGCTTGCGGACAATAAGACCGCCGAGCTTGCCGATTGGGATTTCGAGCTGCTGCAGTTAGAGTTGAGCGACATACAGCTCGATATGACCGACTTCGGCTTCGATACCACGCTACCCGGCGAAGCCTACGAAGATAATTACGAACCCGAACCACCCGAAGAGCCAAAAGCGAAGCTCGGCGATATGTACAAGCTCGGCGCGCATACGCTGCTATGCGGAGATGCAACAAGTGCATTGAGCTATACAAATCTCGGGGGGGGGGGCGCTCTTTGACCTTTTGCTGACCGACCCGCCGTATAACGTAGATTACGAGGGCAAAACGAAAGACAAGCTGAAAATCGAGAACGACAAAAAGGACGACGCGTCGTTTTTCGAGTTTTTGAGTGACGCGTTCCGAAACGCCGCCGAAGCATTAAAGCCGGGCGGCGTTTGGTATATATTCCACGCCGACATCGAGGGCGAAAACTTCCGCAAGGCGGCGCGCGAACAGTTGGGCAAAGTAAGACAATGCCTTGTATGGAATAAGAACACCATAGTTATGGGTCGGCAAGACTACCAATGGAAACACGAGCCTTGCTTGTACGGCTGGAAAGACGGCGCGGCTCATTACTTCATTGACGACCGAACGCAAGCGACGGTGTACGAGGACAAAGGCATCAACCTAAAAAAGCTCAAGAAAGACGAAGCAATCAAGCTCTTGCAAGACATATTCTCGGACAAACAAAGCACGTCCGTTATTAACGAGGACAAACCCGCGCGGAACGCCGAACACCCTACAATGAAGCCCGTTAAACTGCTTGCAAGATTGATAAGAAACAGCACCCGACCGGGCGAGAGCGTACTCGATCCGTTCGGCGGCAGCGGAAGCGTGTTGATAGCTTGCGAGCAGCTCGGGAGAGTATGCACGACGATAGAGTTTGACCCGCGCTACTGCGACGTAATAATCGACCGGTGGGAGAAGCTAACCGGTCAAAAGGCGGTAAAGATACAATGATCGAAAAAGTAAACCCGAGCCACCCCGACAAGATAGCCGACCGCATAGCGGGCGCGCTCGTCGATATGGCGTACATGAAAGACCGAAACCCGAAGATAGCGGTCGAGGTCCTAATCGGACACGGCAAAGCCCACATAATAGCCGAAAGCTCGGTGGTGCTACGCACGGAAGAAATAAACCGCGCCGTGTGGCGAATTGCGGGAACAATCGCGGTTGACTATGTAAGACACAACCAAGATGCGGCGCTTGCCGATAATCAGCGCTGTGAGCTACGCTGTGGCGATAACGGAATATTCAAGGGAATTCCGCTAACGGAAGAAGAACACCGCGCGTCTTGGCTTGCAAGAGCCTTATACGACGAATATCAGAGCGACGGAAAGTACATAGTGGACGGCGACAAAATAATCGTATGCCAAAGCCACGCGAACACGAACGAGCTGCGGCAAAATCTCGCCAAAGGCGGCTGCGGTAAAATCATAGTAAACCCGCTCGGAGATTGGCTCGGCGGTTTGAACGTAGACACGGGAGCAACCAACCGAAAGCTCGGCAGCGATATGGGGCATTCGGTAACGGGCGGCGGCTTACACGGCAAAGACCTATCGAAAGCCGACGTCAGCGTGAATATATACGCATTCCTTAAAGCACAAGAAACGGGGCGACCCGTAGAGCTGTCGTGCGCGATAGGTGATACAACAATAGACGGAAAGCCCTACGCCGAAATCGTAGAGATAGCGAGAAGCTACATAAACGATATCGGCGGCTTTGAAAAGTTTGCCGAGTGGGGGCTGTTCTAATGGGAGGGACCAATGGCAAACGAGAAAAATCTAAAACGCTTCGGCAAGGAAAAGCCGCCGTCAAGCCGTGAGGAAGCCGTGAAGAACGGACGCAAAGGCGGGAAGAAGAGTGCCGAAGTGCGAGCGCAAGCCAAGACTTCGCGCGAGATAGTGGAGATGCTCGACAGCCTCGCGGTAAAGGACGGCAACAACGAGATTATGGCGGCGCTCGGCATACCCGAAGATATGCGAACGCGCCAAACGCTCCGACTGCTTCAGCTACTGAAAAAAGCCGAGAACGGCAACCCGCAAGCGAACAAGCTCTTAATCGAGATACGCGGCGAGGCGGCGGCTTCCACCGTCAATTTAGAGATTAAGGACGAGCAGCGCGCGGCATACGACCGAGCGGCGGCGGCTATCAAAGGGGCGAAGAAGAAATGACATTCGACCAAGTGATATGGACGGAGAAAATGCGAGCGATATTCGCGGACGACGCACCGGTCATTCACTTGTGCGGAGCTATGGGAACGAGTAAGACGCTCGTCGGCGGTTTGACATTCTTCGACCGAGTAATGAACGCGCCCGCAAACGTCAACCAATTTGCGATTATAGGCGTGTCGAGCGTACTCGCCAAGCGTAACTTCGTAGACAAAGCCGACAGCTTGTACAACATACACAGAGGGCTGTGTAGCGAGTACAGCGACGGCAACAAGGACGCTGCCGGTTCGCACTTTTGCATCTACGGCAAGTACGGCAAGAAAATAGTGTACATAGCCGGAGCGGACAACAAAGCGAGCTATCAGAACATACTGTCGCTTGACTTGGGCGGCATATTGCTTGACGAGCTGTCGGCGCTACACCCGGACGTTATACGCGAGGCATACGGACGCGTTCAGCGTTTGGCATACCCCGGTTGGCTGATAACCACGACCAACGGCGGCAACCCTACGCAAGAGTTCTACACCGAGCTTGTAAACCACGCGACGGTTATGTTCCGCGACACCGTGCCGAAGATCGAGCTTGACGAAATGGTGGAGGACCGCCCGAGCGAACACTATTACCATTTCAACCTACAAGACGATTGCCCGCATAAGACCGCCGAGCAAACCGAAAGGCTTGTCAACAGTTATCCCGTGGGCAGTTTTTATTACTACTCAAAAATACTCGGCTGTCGCGGTTTCTCGGAGGGCGCATTGTATGCGCCGTTGCTCGGCGATACGCAGCTCGTAAGTTTCGGCGATCTAAACCTTGACGCATTCGAGGAAATAGTGGCGACGGTAGACGTGGGCGCGAGCGTAAACGGCGACGATACAAGCAAGTCGCACACGATAGTCGCGCTCGGCGGCTATACAAGGCAATACCACCGCGTCGTGGCGATAGCGTCGAAAAAGATAGCGAGCATAGAACACCGCGACATTATCGACGAAGCCGAAGCGTGGCTATATCCGTATTGGCTCAAATTCTATGGCAAGTTCAAAGCAATACTTATAGATAAAGCGGACTATAAGCTCGTAAGCACTTGGCAAAACCATACGCGGTGGCGCGGCAAGATTAGCGTTGTCGGTTGCATAAAGACCGACAAATTTTTATGCCCCGACCTACCGGCAAGGGCGGCGGTCAAGTGCCAACTTATGATGACAAGCAAGCAATACCCGACAAGCCGCATCGTGTGGTGCGACGAGCAAATGCTCAAAGCGCACCGCCAAATATTACAAGACAAGGACGGCTCGGAGTTAGACCAAGCCGACGTTTGGCAAGACTACGCCGATTGCCTTTCGTACTTGATACTATGGCGCATACGGCAAATTCTCGCCGACAAACGCACACCGACCAAAATTCAATTTTATTAGGAGGGACTACCCACAATGGCAAAAAGAAAAGCGCAAGGCTACAAACTGACAGCCGAAGCGAACAAGCGGCTCAACAAGTATCTGACCGAGATACGGCGCGGCATAGAGAACGTGAGCGAGATGCACAAGCACGACAGCGCACCGTCTATGTCGCAAGCCGATTTTGAAATCACATACATAGACAAGATACTCGGGCAAGCAGTAACGGCGGTTTCGGCAAGTATGCGGAGCATAGCCGAAGCGTTAGCAAAGCAAAAGGAAAGCGCGTTGACCGCGCTGACACAAGGCAATATTATACCCGAAAAGGGAACGGAGGACATACAATGAAAACATTTACCAAAGGCAACCTTACAACGGTTGTGGACGACGACGACCGCCGCATACCGGCATATTTGGCGAGCGGTTGGAAAGAAACCGAAACCGCCGAAAAGCCGAAAGACGATGCGGACAAACGCACGGAAAAGGCAATCGACGACGCGAACGCGAGCGAGAGCAAAGGCAAGGGCGGCAAGAAAGGCAAGAACGCCGCGCCCGATAAAAAGGTCAACGACGCTATCGCCGCAGCCAAGACGGCAGAAGCCGAACTCGACACGGTGGACGACGGACTTATAAAGCACACCGAAGCGGAGGGCAAGAGCAATGGCTGAACAAGTATCGAGCGAAAGCCGCATCTGCATACAAGACCCGACCGGCAAAATCAAGACGGTCATATTCGAGGAAGACTACGAGAGCGCGGGATATAAGGCGAAAGGTTGGACGATCGTCAAAGACGATTGGACGAAAGACCGCATCGTTAAAAAGCCGATAGACTACGAAAAAGAAAAACGGTTGACCGCGCTCGGCAATTCGTAAACGAGAGGGCGACGCAATGGACGAAATCAAAAACCCGTACCAAATGGACTTGACGAAAGCGAACAAGACGAAGCTATACAATCAAGGGGCATTTTGGGCGTTCAATACGGCGAAATATCGTGCGCTTTTATCCAACGACCCGACGGTCATCAAGTATTGGTATCGGCACGAAGCCGCACAGTATTTGCCCGACGCATACAAGTTGTTCGAGATTAAGCGTTCGTTTTATTACGGCGACGAGTTCACGGAAAACGCCGAGGAATTTTTCGGCATAATACCGATGATTTGCGAGAGCATCGCAAAGCTCGTATGCGGCGGCGGTTACGATTTCGACGATTGTGTGCCGCCCGAGATAATCAAGCGTTTGCGCCCGATACTCGACGAAAACGAGTTTGACACCGCATTGCTCAAATCGAGCATCATTGAAACGCTCGGACTTGGCGACGGCGCGTGGCATATCCACTTCGACCCCGAAATATCGAGCCTACCGCTTATCGAGTTCGTACCCGCCGAGCGGCTTGTGATAAAACGCAAGTACAACCGCATCGTAGAATACACGGTCAAGCAGCAAGTGTTTCTCAACAACGAGCCGCAAGACTATGAGCTACACACCATATACACGCGCCGCAAAAAGGCGGTCAAGCGCGAGGGCGTTACGCGCTACGAGGACGACGGAATAATTCAGCGACACCGTATATTCAACGGCTCGAAGTTTTGCGATAGAAACAAAGAGCTGAAAAAGCAAGTATTTGAAGCATACGGCATCGAAGAGAAGCGGGTGCTGCCGCTCGTAGACTTTCCGATTATCTACTTGCCGAACAACCTAAACAACACGCAAGGCGCGAGCGTTTACGGCAACGGGCGACCTTACGGCGTGGTTTTCGGTTTGGAGAGCGTATCGAGCGCGCTCGACGAGATACTGTCGAATTGCGTGGACACGGTACGCAAATCATTTCCGTATTTGCTTATAGACGAGCAAATGATACCGTCGAATATCGAGGGCGACAAAGACAAGGGAGCATTCAGTACCCGCCGCCACTCGTTCCTTTTGCCGAAGAACGCGAAAGAAGCCGAAAAGCTACTGCAGCAAATACAAGCGAAGCTCAACACAACCGAGTTCGTGGAGAGCGCGAAATTCCAAATCAATATCGCGCTCAATAAGACCGGCATAAACGCGGCGACGCTTGGCTTGCAGCTTTCCGGACACGTCGAAGCGGAGGGAACGCAAAACGCGAAAGAACGCAACAGCATTCGGACGCGTAATTCGTTCGCCGAAGATTACGAAAGGTATTTGACAAAGCTATTTGCCGTGCTTCTTCAATACGAAGATTATATCAACGGCAACACCACCGCGACCGATAGGGCGACCGGCAAAAGCGCGATCGTCGCCGAAGAGTATCACGGCATAAAAGCGGCGTTCCGCAAGTACATAGTGGACACGCCCGAAGAAGTAGCCGAAGTGCTTGCGCGTAAGGTTCAAGCAAACATTATGAGCGTATTCGCAGCTGTCCGAGAACAACACCCCGATTGGAGCGACGAAGCCGTTTACAATGAAGCAAACCTTATATACGCCCAAAAGAGCAACGAGCTGATACAAGTAGTAGACCCCAACAAACCGCCGCCCAAGAAAACGCCGCCGCCCAAAGAGAACCCCGACGGCGACGACGAGGACGCACAAAAGGACTTGCAAGACAAGGACAACCCCGACGGCGAGCAAACGCCCGCCGAATAAACAAAACGCCGTGTCGCGCAAAATACGGCGTTTAGCAAAGGTATTCAGCCGCAAGGTTAGATATACAAAAAAATAGTCACCCAGACGTTAACGGAGGAACAAACACAATGGACGGACAAGAAGTTCAGAAACCCAACGAGGGAGAACAAATCACCACCCCGGGCGCAGCGCAGCCGGAGAGCAAACCGCAAGCGGAACAGCCGCAAGCTGAAGCACAACCGCAAGCGGAGAGCCAACAGCAAACACCGCCGCCCGCCGCTACGGACGATCCCACCGCAGCACAAACGGACACGACGAAACAAGGCGAAGAGGAACCAGCAAAAGAACCGGCGCGGGAAATGACAGCGGAGCAGTACGACACCTACAACGCAACGCTCCGTCGCGTATCAAAGACCGCAAAGGCAAGTTTGCCCGACCGATACAACGCCTTTGAGGACACAGCGATTAAAACGCTTGTCAAACAGCAAGTGATGCAAGGCATAACGCCGAACGTCAAAGAGCTTGCGGCAAGCGTGGTAACAAGGCTGACCCACAAAGACGAACCGCCTACGCCGCCGCCGAGTTCGGAAACCCAAGCAAAGACGGAAACCGCCGACGAGGTAACGAGCCTTAAAGTGGAGAACGCCTTGCTTAAAGCCGGTATAAACGCCGAGCGCATCGAAGCGGCAACCAAGTTATTTATGGCAGAGGGCGCGTCCATAGACAAGGTCGCGGACTTCGTCGCCAAATACCCCGAATGGCAAGCATCGCAAGAGGGGCGAATTGCTTTCGGAAAGACACCACCCCTCGCGGGCAAAACAGCGCCGACCCCCGAAAACCCGCCCGTACTCAACGACTTTGAAAAAAGGGTCGCGGAGTTGCGGAAAGCAAGGGGGTACGACACCTAAAATTTTTTTCATAAAGGAGAACACCAATCATGGCAATCACATTGGGTGATGCATTCCAAAATTGGAATAAGGACAGCAACCTCCCCACAGCGGGAGCAACCGTTGACGGCGGCGTTATCGATATGCTCGAGCCGAATTTGTTTCGCGATAAGGTAATGATACCGGGCGTAACATACGCGACCGACGTCGAGAGCCTTATGGTCGACAACCAATTCGCGGTTGCGTTTATTCGCAAGCTCGACAAAATCAAGGTCAATATGTGCAAGGCTACGGACGACGAAGCGTTCCGCGTCGTACCCACTTCGAGCGACGGCAAGTTTATCGAGGTCAAGTGCAACGACGTGCTGAAAGTTGCGGAAGTTGTCTACGAGCCTATCGACAAGGCGCGCGTAAGCGGCAAGACCGCCGACAAGGTGCAGCTCGCGTCCGAGAGCTACGACGAGGTCAAAGAGCTTCGTTATCTTTCGTACCTTATCAACGGCGGCGGTTCGCCCGATCCGACCGACGTTGGCGCACCCGCTTCGGCAAATACGGAGCGCTGCACGAAAACGACCGTGATCGATAACATAATCGACGACCGCAAGGTTATTCGCAAAGCCGGAGCCGAGCCGGACACGCTGCTTATAAGCGACGACACCGACGCGGTATTCCTTAAGCATTTGAACGAAAGGACATACTTCTCGGCGGCAAGCGCGACCGAAACTTCGGCGCTCGGTCAAGTGTATATCGGTACGCTGTTCAGCGGTAAGGTAAAGATATTCACGTCGAACGCGCTCGGACAAGACAACAGCACGCTCGTTGGACTTTCCGAAACCGCACCCACCGACACCGCCAAAAAGGAAGCGTGGGAAAAAGAAAAGGCTTTGTGGGATTGGAGCAATATCGAGTATATTCTCTACGACCACAAGACGCTTTGCATAATCAACGTGGCGCGCTTTATCGGGCTTGTGCCGTATGACGCTATTATTCACAATAGCACGCTCATATCGATACTGACCGTTTGCGGCGGGCGTATTCGCAACACGCAAAAGGCAATCGCCAAGAAGTTCGTCGAAGCTCCGGCGGGCGGCGGCGGTAACGGCTAAAATACACAACGGAAACAACGGGAGCGGGGCATACTCGCTCCCTTTGATTTCGTTACACCATAATTCGGAGGTAATAATGGAACACAGCGCAGACAATAGAATGAGCCGCTTATGCGGTAGAGCTATGTCGGTGGCGGCGGGCGCGCGCGACAGCTTGGAATACATTTTGGAAGAAATGGAATACATAGCCGAAGCGAACCCCGAGCGCGAGGACATAAAGGCTTGCGTCGACGAAATCAAGACCAAGTGCAAGGCGAGCGAAAGCGAGAATTGGGCGGTGGCTAACAAGTGGAGCGAACACTTCGACGGCATAAGCACCGACAGCAGCGACGCGGACAGCGACAGCGACGGCGACGCGGACAAAAACTAACACGGGAGGTGCGGCGCGATGCCGAGCAGAATTATATCGGTCAGCTACGGACACGGCAGCGCGAGCGGTAAGTTATACGACTACGAAACCGACAAAGAATACCGCACCGGCGACGTCGTAGTTGTACCCGTAGAACACTACCAAAGCCACAAGCTCTATAACACGCTCGCGGTCGTACAAATGACAACCGACGAGGACACGGAGAAGTGGAAGCAAAAAGCCGATAACCTTACCACGCCGGACGGAGAGCGCGGCGACGGTAAGAAAATCAAACCGAAGAACGTC